ACCTTCAAGACCCAGAAGAAGAGTACTTTGAGCTTCTTATTGACTCCAATAGAGAGGGTGATAAGCCTACTTTTGAAGCTAAGAGCCAACACTTCAACCCCTCAACAATAGCTCATACAAGGGCGTCTGTCCGTGTGGATAACCGCGGAGAGTACATTCTCCCAGAGGAGTTTCAGGCAGACTTGCTTCAAAAAGGGTATTCAGAGCCTCGTGCAAAACGCGGTATAGTCTCTCCTGCAGAGGCTGTTGAAAGAAAGAAAAATACTCTGACAACATACGGCGGGTACGATGAGACTGACATGGAACTCCTTAAAATTTTTGGGGAGGATCGTTTTTACTCAGTGTACTACGACCAAATACCCAACTCAATTGAGAGTTTCGTAGAAAAAATTGGCCCTGAGAAACTCCTTCCGGGGAAAACAAAAGATGAAGTCCTTGATATAATTAACTCTTCGGGTTCCCCGTCAGACAGCCTTATCGGACTTTACGCCAACTATAAGGCAGGTTTTAAGAACACTAACAGCGAACTAAATGATATGTTAGGTCTTACAGACGAGACACCTGCTAGTTCAAGAGGGCTTACCCCCACTTCAGATGAGGCTTGGGATTATTACGACAGTATTAAAGACACGTACTTTAACATTATTAGCGATGAAATCTCGGTCTTTGAAGAACCCGGAACCTCTTTACCTCCCATTAAAAAGATTGAAGAGAGTGTCAAGCTGACTCTTGGTGCACTGATTGCAGAAGCAGATAAGCGTGGCATTGACCGTATTGTGATTCCACCTTTTGAGAGAATTGTTGCAAAACGCTTTAGGCCGGGTTCGGAGGGTTACAAGAAAGCTCTTGATCCTAAGAGTGGTTTTTACAAGACTTACGTTAAGTCTACACAAGCCGCCATTAAAGACCTTGAGGAAGAGTTTGGTAGAGGAAATATCAGTTCAAGACCTGTTGATATGAACTATGAACCTCTCGGATACGTTACTGACACGGACACAAAGGAAACTGTAGACCTCCCTGTGACAGGTACTGAGATTAATTTTAAAGGTCTAAGAGAGTCAGGCTATGACCTTAAGAGACTAAGATTTGCCGAAGGTGGCATGGTAGAGGAAGACCAAATGAATAGACTGATGCAAGAAGGTGGCATGACTGACGACGGAATGAGTGTCGAGCCTGTCACTGGTAACGAAATCCCTCCGGGTTCTATGGCCTCGGAAGTGCGTGATGATATCCCTGCACAACTGTCAGAGGGTGAGTATATTGTTCCTGCTGATGTCGTCCGCTTCTTTGGTGTAAGGTTCTTTGAAGACCTCCGTAGTCAGGCTAAGCAGGGTCTCCAAGAGATGGATGCTGATGGTCGTATCGGTGGTACCCCCGTAGACGCTCAGGGAGTGCCTGTGGGAGGTCAAGATGAGGAGCTTACCCCTGAGGAAGAGCAGATGCTTATGGAGGTTCTTGGTTCCTCTGGTGCTGCTACAGGCATGGCTTACGGTGGTATGGCGCAAAACCTACAACAGCCTATGAGCAATCCCTACCAAGACCAGTCAGCCCTCTATCAACCCCCTAGAGCTATTGCTACTGCTGCACCTGCACTTGTGGGTATGGCTGAGGGAGGTAGTCTCATGGGTCAAACTTTTACAGGTTTTGAATCCCGCCGCTACTACAACCCTGAAACTAAACAAGAGATGACCATTAACTTCCTTGATGGTAGACCTCTTGGTATGATCCCCACTGGCTTTGTTCCGTGGTCCGCTGAACTTGTTGCTGCCGAAGTAAAACCTGTTGAACCAGAAGTGCCAGAAGGTATGGGTGCACAAGATGGTGACAGAGGTAGAGACGGGGGTGATGCTGGAGCAGATGGTGACGGCAGTGCAGGGTATCGTGGTTGGGCAGAAAAGAATGCTGAGGCAATTAACTCTGACCCCCTAGGGTTTGGTATGAGTGCACTTGAGGGTAAAAAAGGGTTCTTGACTGACAGACAAATGGCGGGTGTTGCGGGATTGGTCAACCCTGCTCTTGGTATCGGTGTTATGGGTGCTTCTGTTATTGGTGACATCCAGAATATTGCCGAAGCTAGGGCTGCTGTCGAAATTGCAAAAGCACAAGGTTTGAACACGGATGCTTTGGAGGCAAAGATTGACGTAGCTGTAGAAGCTCTTCCCGGAATGTTTAGAGGGCTAGTCAGAAATGAAGTCTTTGGTTCTGGTAAAAACCTAACAGCGTCTGCCTCAACTGTTGGTGCTGGCGCAGTTACTTCTGGTGCAGGTGCTGCTGCAGCTACTTCTGGTGCACCTGCTGGCAAGAGTGGTGACCGTGATAGAGCCACTGACAGAGATTTTTCTCGTACAACCTCTGGAAAAGACCTTGGTTTTGGTAAGGCGACAGAAGGTAAGAGTGTCAGCACGGGGACCATCAGCACTGGCGGGGACCGTAAAGACCTTGGTTTTGGTAAGGCGACAGAAGGTAAGAGTGTCAGCACTGACTCCAATAAAGACCTCTCTATGGGTACATCTGCTGGAGGGGCTGGCGGGAGTGCAGGGGCAAGTAACCGTAGTGGTGGAGCTTTTGCACCGGGTGGTCTTGTCTCTAAGAAAGCTCCTACTGCAAAGAAACCTAGAAAAGGTCTTGCTTCCTAAGTAAGATTGTGGTATATAAAATATAAGGCTACCCGGCTTAGGCTGGCCCCAACATAAAGGATAAAGAATGTCTGTTACTAAAGTCTACGTTGATTCTAATTTCTCACACAGTCGTAATCGTAAACGTATTGAGGCTGATGAAAAAGAACTTGAAGAACTAATTGGTAAGTCTAGAACCTCAGGGCAAGAAGAAGAAAAAGAACAAGAAGAAGAGCCAGAGGTTAAGGCACAAGAGTCTGAACCTGAACCCACTGACCCGGAAGAAAAGTCTTTTAAGAAACGCTACGGCGATCTTCGTAGACACCTCTCTGACAAAGAGAAAGAGTGGGAAGCTAAGTTTGAGGAGTTGAAGAACTCTGTTAGCGGCACCAAAGTACTCCCTCCCAAGTCAGACGAGGACATTGCTGCATGGGCACGTAAGTACCCTGATGTGGCTTCTATCGTAGAAACTATTGCTACTAAGAAGGCAGACGAGAAGCTGTCACAGTACAAGAGTAAGTTTGATGAGTATGAGAAGCTGAGCTACGACGCCTCTCGTAACAAAGCAATGGATGCTATCCGTCAGGCTCACTCGGACTTTGATGCTCTCCGTAAGTCAGACGAGTTCCACAACTGGGCAGAAGAACAACCCAAGTGGGTTCAGGACGCCCTGTATGAAAACGAAGAGGATGCTCGTGCAGTTATCCGTGTTCTTGATCTCTACAAAGTCGATAAGGGTATGACCCCCTCGGCACGTAAGGAAAAGACCAAGGAAGCCGCATCCCTCGTCACCTCGAAGAACAAAGCCAACATGGACTTTGAGAATGACGGCGAGAAGATTCTTGAGTCTCGTGTTGCCAAGATGAGCATGGACGAGTATGCCAAAAATGAAAAGAAGATCATGGAGGCCATCCGCAAGGGGAGCTTTGTGTATGATCTCTCTGGTGGTGCAAGATAATCTAAGATAGTCCTTGACAAGTAAGGGCTTCTTCATATAACTACCAACAAATAGCTGCGGCCTCTTGGTGATAGTACGCCCTAAGACACCCTCGGCTATTTGTTTTACCCTAAAGTCTAAACGATCAATAAGACCTACCTGATTAGGTGTAGGCCCACAGTCCTTAAGCGATAACTGATCCTTATAGTTTATAGACCGTGCACCCTAAAAACCCCTCAGCCTCTTAGACGTGTGTTTAGCTTCTAATCAAAGCCAAATATCATAGGAGGATTTCTCATGGCTTTTCAATCCGCTGCAGGCTATTCGAACCTGCCCAACGGTAACTTCTCTTCGGTAATTTACTCGAAGAAAGTTCAACTTGCTTTCCGTAAGGCCACTGTTGCTGGTGACATTACGAACTCGGACTACTTTGGTGAAATCTCGGCTCAGGGTGATACCGTCCGCATCATCAAAGAACCGGAAATCTCGGTGTCGGCCTACTCGCGTGGCACTCAAATCCAAGCACAAGACCTCGACGACGAAGACTTCTCGCTGGTTATCGACAAGGCAAACTCTTTCGCCTTCAAAGTTGATGACATCGAGTCGGCTCACTCGCACGTCAACTTCATGGACCTTGCTACCAACCGTGCGGCTTACCGTCTGGCTGACCAGCATGACCAAGAAGTTCTGGGTTACATCTCGGGCTACAAGCAGACTGCTCTGCACTCGAATGCTGACGCTGTGAATGACATTGTGAATGGCACCAAAGCTATCACCACGGCTGGTTCGGACGAACTGCTGACTTCCATGAAGCTGTCGCGCCCCTCGTTTGGCAACCTGACCACTGCAGGTTCGGTTGGTGACTCGATTCCGGTTGCTGCTCGTCTTCCGGGTGCTTCTGCTCTGCCGACCACCTACGTCTCGCCCGTCATGCTCATCAACCGCATGGGCCGTCTGCTCGACCAGCAGAATGTTGACAAGGCTGGCCGCTGGCTGGTCATCGACTCCGTCCTGATGGAAGTTCTGATGGACGAAGACTCGCGCTTCCTGAATGCAGACTTCGGTGATTCGGGTGCTCTGCGTAATGGTCTGACTATTCCGAATTGGAACGGCTTCCGTGTCTACGTGTCGCAAAACCTGCCGCAAGTCGGTACTGGTTCGGACACCGTGAACGCTTCTGCTCAGTCCACGAACTACGGTGTGATCGTTGCTGGTCATGACTCGGCTGTTGCTACCGCTGAGCAGATCAACAAGACCGAAACCTACCGTGACCCGGACTCGTTTGCTGACGTTGTGCGTGGCTTGCACCTCTATGGTCGTAAGATTCTGCGCCCGGAAGCTATCACCGTCGCTCGTTACAACCTCGCCTAATAAAGACCCTAGGGTATCCTTCACGGGGTACCCTTAACCGCCATAGGAAAGGACACTTAAATGGCTACTGTTACTACTCTTGCGGGCGGGTCTGTTGATGGCTTCACCGCTGGGCGTATGCCCTACTTCAAGGAAGTTCTGATTGACTTCGCTGCTGCTGCAACTGCTAAGGGTTCGGCTCTGGCTGCTGCTGACGTGATCGAAGCAATCTCGGTTCCTGCCAACACCATGATCCTGAATGCTGGTCTGGAAGTTATCACCGTTGCTGGTGGTGAATCGAACGACACGACTGTTGACCTTGGTGTGACCACGACTGAGCCGGATAACTTCGTTGATGGTTTCGACCTTGACGCTGCTGCTGCAGGTGCTTACGCTCAGAACGCTGCTGCTTTCCAGCCCTTGGTTATCGGCACTGCTGACACCATTGACCTGCTGATTGCTACCGCTACGACTGCTCCGACCTCGGGTGTGGTTCGTGTGTGGGCTGTTCTGATGGACATTGATGCACGTAAGACCGCTGCGGAAGTTGACCGCGACGTTCTCGCATAATGACTAACTTAGGGGGGCTGCTGCATGTGGCCCCCTTATGCCCTTTTTACAGGTACTTAAATGTCCAACTACGTCACCCTTGTCAACAAACTTCTTGTCAGATTGAATGAAGTCCCGCTTGACGTGGGTGGTGTAGCCTTTGATACTACACGTAACGTACAAGAACTTGCTAAGAATGCAATTAATGACGCTATTCGTTTAATTATTCAGACAGGTGAAGAGTGGCCCTTTCTCAAGGTTACTTACACACAAACCCTTACAGCCAATACCAAGACCTACAACTTTCCCGCCAGCTTTTCTAGTGCAGACTGGGAAACCTTCTATCTCAAGAAGTCTGTAGACAACGCCCCGGCATACCTTCCTGCCATTGACTATCAAAAGTACATTCAAAACTTCCGTGCTCTGGACGACGAGAACACCACTGGTGCTGTTCCTCAGTTGGTCTATGACACGCACTCTGATAGCTTTGGCGTTTATCCTAATCCTAATATTGCATACGATATTGAGTACGTTTACTGGTCTGTCCCTTCAGACTTGCAACTGTACAATGATGAGTGCATTATCCCCAGTCGCTTTGACCATGTTATTGTTGATGGCGCAATGATGATTATGATGCGTTTCCGTAGCAATGACCAGAGTGCAGAAATTCACCAGCGTAACTTCGAGAATGGTATCCGCAAGATGCGTAGAGTGGTCATGGACCAGCCCCTCAAAGTTACCTCTACCGTGATTGAAGGGTCCACGAATGCCCGATAATCTAGCCTCCTTTAAGGTGTTCTGCGCTGGGGGGCTTAACACAAGTCGGGATGTTCTCTCTCAGGGTGAACTTTCTCCCGGCTCAGCGATTGCCTTGATTAACTATGAACCTGCTGTTACTGGTGGTTACAGAAAAGTCAGTGGTTATGCAAATGACTATGGTACTGTTCCCGGTACAGCAGGTGTCTTGGGTGTCTGTGTTGCTAACGGGATTAACAATGGTATCCTTGCTTGCAGAAAACCTAGCGCAGGTAACAACTACCTTCACTACTGGAATACCTCCACGAGTGCTTGGGTTGCTGTAACTACCTCAGGCTCCCCCACCATGACAGGGGTGACGAAGGTTCGTTTCTCTAAGTACAACTGGTCTGGCCCTAAGGTTGTTCTGACTGACGGTGTAAATCCTGCTGCCACATACGACGGCACCACTTACACTCAGATCACAGACGCTAACGCACCCAACTCCCCCAAGTACTCATCCATCTTCAAGAACCATGTGTTCCTTGCCGGGGACGCCACTGACCCCTACAACCTATACTTCAGTGCTCCCTACGGCGAAACTGACTACAACCCTGTCAATGGCGCTGGTGTAATCAACGTAGGTTTCCCTATCGTCCAGATCAAGCCCTTCCGTGATGCCCTCTACATTTTTGGTAGCAACAACATCAGGAAGTTGGTTGGTAACACGGTTGCAGACTTCCTTGTAGAGAATGTGACTGACGACCTTGGTTGCATGGCTACTGATAGTGTAATTGAAATTGGTGGTGACCTTCTCTTTCTGTCGCAGGATGGCCTTCGCCCTGTTAGTGGTACGGACAAGATTGGTGACGTGAACCTTGAGACTGTCTCTAAGGACATCCAGTCGGTCTTCACTGACATCGTGTTCAACGTAGACCTTGATGGCTTGAATGCCGTTGTTCTAAGACAAAAGACTCAGTTCCGTATCTTCTTCAAAGCCTCAGATTCTCAGGGTATCATTGGTGGCTTTAGGCAGGCAGAGGGTGGACTGCAGTTTGAGTATGGTCAGCTTCTTGGTATTGAGGCTACCTGTGCAGACAGCGGCTACCTTGGACAGTACGAGTTTGTGATCCACGGAGATTCTGCGGGTAAGGTCCACAGACAAGAGCGTGGGAATAGTTTTGACGGTACTTCCATTTTCTCTCTGTATCAAACTCCCTATCTCCATATGGAAGACCCGGAGCAGAGAAAGATTGTGTACTCTGTAAACACTTATCTTCGTTCTGAGGGTGACAATTCTATTGTTCTGTCTGTCCTGTACGATTACGAGGATTTTAATACACTTAACCCTAGCAACTACACGTTGACCACTGCAGGCGCAGCAGCATACTATAACGAAGCCTTGTACGACAGCACCGCAATCTTTGATGGTAACCCTTCACCAGTGCAAAGAGTGAACGTGTCTGGTTCTGGTAGGGCAGTGTCTTTCAAGTACGTTACAAACGATACTAATGCTTCCCACAGTGTTCAAGGTTTGGTTGTTGTCTTTGGCGTTGGAGATAAGAGATAAATGTCAGGTTACACAAGACAGTCTGTTGCAGACATTATTGCTAACGCCGTTATTAAGGCTGCACCAGTAAACGCAGAGTTTAATGCCCTGAGGGATGCCTTCTCGGCTTCTATCGGCCACAAGCATGACGGTACCGCTGCTGAGGGTGTTTATGTCCCCCTGATTGCAGACCTTGATGCAAACAATAAGGTTGTTGTCGATACCGCTAACAATCGTATCAGTGTCTTTGTCGAGGTTGGTGGTTCTCCTGTAGAGCAGCTTCGTATTCAGGATGGTGTGATTGTACCTGTCACGGATAATGACATTGATCTGGGTACTAGCTCCCTTGAGTTCAAGAACCTCTTTATTGACGGCACTGCTAAGATTGATACCCTTACCGTAGACGAGAATGCTACGATTGCTGGTACACTCAGTGTCACTGGCTTGTCTACTCTTGCCACTGCAGATATTAACGGTGGTACGATTGATGGTACGGTTATCGGTGGTTCTTCTGCTGCCGCTATCACCGGGACAAACGTCACAGCCACTGTGGGCTTCTCTGGTACCCTGACTGGCAACGTGACGGGCAACCTTACTGGCAACTCTGCAGGCACCCACACTGGGGCTGTGATTGGGGATGTCACGGGTAACGTCACTGCATCTAGCGGTTCTAGCTCTTTTAATGATGTTACGATCAACGGCTCACTGAACATGAACAGTGGTAGTGCAGGTACCGTCACGGGCCTCTCTGCTCCTGTAAATGGCACTGATGCAGCTACTAAGACCTATGTTGATACTGCTGACGCACTCAAGCTAAACCTCTCTGGTGGTACCATGAGCGGTGCTATTGCAATGGGTACGAATAAGATCACAGGTCTTGACACTCCCACCAACACTGCAGATGCGGCTACTAAGGGTTATGTTGATACCGCTGTTGCAAACCTGATCGACACTGCTCCGGGTACTCTGGACACACTGAACGAGCTTGCTGCTGCTCTTGGTGACGACCCCAACTTTGCTGCAACCACAGCCGCCTCTATTGCCACCAAAGTCTCGTTGGCTGGTGACACCATGACTGGCGATCTAGTTATGGGTTCGAACAAGGTTACTTCCTCTGCCACACCAGCTACTGACGACACCCTGACTCGCAAGGGCTATGTGGATACTCAGGTGGCTACTCGTCTTCCTCTTGCTGGTGGTACCATGTCTGGTGCTATCGCTATGGGGACGAATAAGATTACTGGCATGGGTGATCCTACGTCCAATCAGGATGCTGCCACCAAAGCCTACGTTGACACTGCAGATGCTACCAAGCTGAGCCTGTCTGGCGGGACTATGACTGGCAATATTGTCATGGGTTCCAATAAAGTCACATCTACTGCAACCCCGACGACAGATGATGACTTGACAAGAAAAGGATATGTTGATAGTATCCTAGGGTCAGCTACGAGTGCTGCTACCAGTGCTGCTGCTGCTGCAACCTCCGCTACTGCTGCTGCAGGAAGTGCCTCTGCTGCTTCGACATCTGCTACTAATGCTGCTAACAGTGCTACCGCTGCTGCTGCTTCTTACGACAGCTTTGATGATCGCTACCTTGGTGCTAAGGCATCTCCTCCCTCTGTAGACAATGATGGCAATGCACTGCTTGTAGGAGCAATCTACTGGAATACTACGAGTAACGAACTGTATCTTTGGACAGGCTCTGCATGGGTTCAGGCTGCATTTACTGCTTCGGGCTTCCTTACTTCTGCTAACAACCTGTCTGACCTTGCTAGTGACGCTACCGCTCGTACTAACCTTGGTGTAGAGATTGGCGTAGATGTACAGGCATACGACTCTAACCTAGATACTTTTGTTAGTACTTTTACCTTACCTGTCTCTGATGGAACAAATGGACAGTTTCTTCAAACAAACGGTTCTGGCACTCTTAGCTTCCAGTCAGTACCCACCATTAATACACTTGATGACATTGGTGATGTAACAATTACGAGTGTTACCACTGGTCAGGTGTTGTCGTGGAGTGGGTCCGCATGGGTGAATAGCACTCTGGAAGCATTTAATACGCAGACAGCCTCTACTTCTAGCACTGCTCAGACAGCTATTGCAACTTACGCTGTGGCGTCGTATGCTGGTGTCAAGGTGGTCATTGTTGTAACTGATAGTACTGCTAGTGAACGCACTATTACTGAAATGATTATCACACATGATGGAACCACTGCCGTAGCTACGGAGTACGCTATTGTAAGCACAGATACCTCACGCGCCACATTTGACGTAGATATCTCTGGTGGTAACATTCGTATTCTTGCCACACCTGCATCCTCTAATAGCATGAGCTTCACTGTTAAGGCTATTACTCTTTAAGTACCGTGACTAATGGGGAGAGTGAACCATGTCCAACGATAAAGACTTTAAAGTTAAGAAGGGTGTAAAGCCTACCGTATATCACGAGAAGTTGGGGACTGTTGTTTCTGGGACTGAGGGGTATACTGTTCTTAGTGCTTCTTACGACAGTGTGAGTTTTTCTGTAGCTGCACAAGACACTGCCCCCCAAGACTTATTCTTTAAGCCTGATGGCACCAAGATGTACATTATCGGGTCTACCAACGATTCCGTGTATGAGTACAATTTAAGCACTGCTTGGGACATCTCTACTGCATCCTATGTGCAGCTATTTAGCGTTGCTTCGCAGGAGATTACTCCAGTTGGACTTTTCTTTAAGCCTGACGGAACTAAGATGTATATTTGCGGGGCCACGGGTGATGATGTAAATGAATTTTCGCTAAGCACTGCTTGGGACATCTCTACTGCATCCTATGTGCAGCTATTTAGCGTTGCTTCGCAAGAAACTAACCCAACCGGGGTTTTCTTTAAGCCTGATGGTAATAAAATGTATATCACAGGCAACAATGGACAAGATGTCAATGAGTACGACCTAAGCACCGCTTGGGATATCTCTACAGCTTCTTTCCTACAGTCTTTTAGCGTAGCCGCTCAAGAGGCATCTCCAAGAGGTGTTTTTTTTAAACCTGACGGTAATAAAATGTATGTTACTGGTAGCGCAGGCCAAAATGTCAATGAGTATAACCTTAGTACTGCTTGGAACATTTCTACAGCTTCTTACGGCCAAAACTTTAGTGTAGCTGCTCAAGATTCTGGACCCACTGGTGTTTATTTTAAAGACGATGGTACGAAGATGTATGTGGTCGGGTCTACTGGACAAAGGGTCTACCAATACTCCACAACCATCAACAGCCAAACCCTAGACCTCTCCACTGGTTCTGTCTTCCAACTTACCCCAGCTTCCAACATCCAACTCAGCTTGAGTAATCCCGCTGCTAGTGGTACTGTGAGTGGTGCTACTTTGTTGTTGGAGGGTGCTGCTGTGAATACCTATGACCTTTCTAGTGCCAGCTACGATAGCGTAAGTTTTAGCGTAGCTAGTCAGGAAGCAGCCACCACAGGCATCTTCTTCAAGCCAGATGGTCTTAAGATGTATATTGTAGGTACTAGCGGAGACGATGTAAACGAGTACAATCTGAGTACTGCTTGGGATGTTTCTACAGCTTCTTACTTGCAGGTATTCAGCGTTTCTGCTCAAGAGGCATCCCCCAATGGTATCTTCTTCAAGCCTGATGGTACAAAAATGTATATCACAGGTGGTGTAGGGGTAGACGTAAACGAATACAACCTAAGTACAGCTTGGAATGTTTCCACTGCTTCTTTTGTACAGAACTTCAGTGTGTCTGGTCAAGATGGGACTCCCACAGGCATTTTCTTTAAACCAGATGGTACGAAGATGTATGTTGCAGGTGCTAGTGGAGACGAAATAAACGAATATTCCTTGAGTACCGCTTGGAACATTTCTACAGCTTCTTTTGTACAAGTCTTTAGTGTAGCTGCTCAAGTAAGCGCCCCACGGGGTGTCTTCTTTAAGCCAGACGGCACTAAGATGTATTTTGTAACCCCTGTTACTGACGATGTAAGTGAATACTCCCTGTCTACTGCTTGGAACATTTCTACTGCGTCCTATGTTAGGGACTTTAGTGTTGCTGCTCAAGAGACTGGCCCAACAGGTCTTTTCTTTAAGGACGATGGCACTAAGATGTATGTTGTCGGGGACGCTTCAGATACAGTATTCCAGTACTCCACAGCAACCTCTGCTACGATTATCTATGATTCTTCCGTTGACTTCCCCGGTGGTACTGCCCCTACATCTCCTGCTGTTGGTGATACGGATGTACTGGTCTTCACTACCCGCGATGGTGGGACTTCCTACAAAGCAGCCTTGGCAATTGATGGAGCCGCGTGATGGCAAACGATCAGGACTTCATCCTTAAGAATGCTCTAGAGGTTGGCAAGGATACTAAGGTCACTCTTGGTACGATCACCGTTGGAGCGACTGGCTACAATCTTGCTAACGCTTCCTACGACAGTGTAAGTTTTTCTGTAGCTGCACAAGAGACAAGTCCGCAAGGTGTTTTCTTAAAACCCGATGGAACAAAAATGTATGTTGTAGGCAATACTGGCGATGACATTAATGAGTACAACCTAGGTACTGCTTGGAATGTCTCTACAGCTTCTTTTGTACAGGTCTTTAGTGTAGCCGCACAGGAAGCAACTCCAGTTGATGTCTCTTTTAAACCAGATGGCACTAAGATGTATATTCTGGGAAATACTGGTGTTGACATTAATGAATACAACCTAAGCACAGCATGGGATATTTCTACAGCGTCTTACTTACAGAACTTCAGTGTGTCTGGGCAAGAAACTAACCCACTTGGATTTTTCTTTAAGCCTGATGGTACGAAGATGTATGTTATTGGGCTTGTTGGTGTTGACGTTAATGAGTACAACCTTAGTACTGCTTGGAACATTTCTACAGCTTCTTTTGTACAGGTCTTTAGTGTAGCCGCACAGGAAGCAACTCCAAGGTCAGTGTTTTTTAAACCTGATGGCACTAAGATGTATGTTGCTGGGTCTGGTGGAGATGACGTTAATGAGTATTCCTTAAGCACTGCTTGGAACATTTCCACTTCAGCTTATGTTCAGAACTTCAGTGTTTTTGCACAAGATGACACACCCCGCGCCGTTCTCTTTAAAGATGATGGAACTAAGATGTATATTCTTGGCGGTACAACCACCACTATCTACCAGTATTCTACAATAGCATATAACAACGATGTTAGTCTCTCCACAGGGAATTACTTTGCTGAGGCCCTAGCTGGCAACACAACGTATACTTTCAGCAATGCTGGTGCTGTACAAGCCTTCCAGATGGAGATCACTGGTGCTAGCACCTACACAATCACTTGGCCCGCCTCTGTAGAATGGCCTTTCAATGGTACTGCACCTAATGTTCCGGGTGCTGGTGAGACAGACATCTACACGTTTGTAACTGACGATGGTGGTACAAGCTACATTGGTCTCTTGACTGCGGATGCCGTATAACTATAACTAGCATAGAGGAAAGGTGAATCTATGGCTAACAATCAAAGTTTCAAAGTAAAGAATGGTATCCTTGCTCAGAGGTATCTACAGACTGCTGTAGCTATGGCTGCAAACAATGTTGATCTGTCCAAGGGTACTTACTTTACTAAGACCATCTCTAGCCCTACTACTCTTACATTTAGCAATCCTCCTGCTTCTGGTGTAGCTATTGCATTCGCTCTAGAAATCAATGGGAATGGTAGTGCGATTACTTGGCCTGCTAGTGTGAAGTGGCATGAGGCTACAACACCCACAGTCACAGCCACCAAGGAACTCTACACCTTTATCACTGTAGATGGTGGCACTACATACTACGGCAAACAAGCAGCTACGGAGTTGGCATGATGCGTATGATTAATACGGTGGGAGATACGAACCATGTCTAATAGTAAGATGGTAATGAGCCAAGCTGCTAATTCGCTTGCCCTGACGGCAGGACAGACGTTGTTTTATGGTAGACCGGACGGTGCTTCCACCGCAGTTGATTCATTTTCGTTTGTCGTTCCTGATGGGGTCACGGAAATCTCTGCGGTTTGTGTCGGCCCCGGACAGAGTGGTAGAAGGAGCGACTCTACGGGAAATGGCGGTGCTGGTGGAAATCTGCGTTACTCAAGTTCTATTGCTGTAACTGCTGGTGAAACCCTAACTGTCGAAGTTGGCGAAGGTATACAGGCTAACACTAGCGTCCAAAGCGGCGGAACAACACGAATTAAGCGTGGGGCTACAATACTACTTGAAGCGTCGAACCAAACGAACTCCACTGATAATTCTACGATAGGCGGCAGCATTGGTGGTGGTGACGGCGGGATTGGCGGCGGTTCTACTTCTACCAATGCTGGCGGTGGTGGTGGGGCTGGTGGTTACAGTGGGTCTGGCGGTGCTGGTCAAACAGGTGGCGGAACTACTGTCGCCCCGGCTGCTAACAGTGGTGGAGCCTTCGGAGGAATTAGGTCAGCGAGTACTGCTGGTCCGGGTGGTGGTGTAGGTCTTATGGGGGCTGGACCCACTGGCTCAGATTACTATAGCTCTACCTCGCAAAACGCTCGTAACGCTGTGGGTTCTTACGGATTTATAAGCGATGGGTCTATCTATGCAGCAGGGTTTGGCTCTGGTGGAGGCGGTAATGACTCCACAAGTGGCTTTGCCGGGGCGGGCGGTGCGGGTGCTTGCCGCATTATATGGGGCGCTGGCCGAAGCTATCCAAGCGATGTAGCGAACTATTTGCCGTTGGCAAACCCAGCAAGCCAGATTGAACTACGCCTGTATGGTTCAACTGGTTGTGGCTTGTCCATGCTGTCTGTGAAAGATGCTAATAATACGGATTTTTTTGGTGGGCTTACACCAGTTGAGGGCGGCAGCGGTTCCTCCTTTTCAAGCATTAGTTCTGGTCAGTTCACACTAAAAGCGCAAGCATATCCGGCTGGTCAATTGAGTAACTTGCAAACAACAAACACTGCTGGTACATACCTCTACTACCCTACAACGGGTCTAGCAGACCCATCAAACTATGTCTCAATCTTTATTAAGCCGACCTCGGCTAAGATCGTTGGCTCTATCACGCTAAGTGGTGCATATAACTCTGCTTCTTCTGGCACATACCATAATCCTGTGTCCGGGATTGCTGTCATTGCTGACGGACTAGACATCACAAACGGGATTGCCTGCCTGCGTGGGGACTACGTTTGGGACGGCACTTACGAGAGACTCATCCAAACCATAACCTTCACATGAGGACTACCATGTTCGTAAAAGCTAACAACGGGGTCGCCGAAAAATTCCCCTACACAATCGGCGAACTGCGGAGAGACAACCCTAAAACATCTTTTCCAAAGAATATCTCCTCTGACATCCTTGCTAGGTATAACGTCTTTGTCGTGACCGAACCAACAATCCCTGAGTTTGATAAAGAGACAAATCGGGCAGAGAGGTCTAAAGAACCTGTACTTGACAATGGAGTGTGGGTGTGGGGCTGGGAAATTCTGCCGCTAACAGAGCAAGAGATTGCTACAAGAGAAGAGACCAGAGCATCCACTGTCCGTTCTGAGCGTAATGCACTCCTCTCCGCTTCTGATTGGGTCGTAGTACTTCATACGGAGAAGGGTACAAACATTCCTCTTGAGTGGGAAGTCTATCGTCAAGCTCTTCGGGATATCACCACTCAAGTTGGTTTTCCTCACACTGTTGAATGGCCCGTTAAGCCGGGAGTGAATTAATATGGCTAATGAATACAACAATGCGCTGACCGAAGTTCAAAAGAAGCTTCGAAACACAAATGCCGTTGAGAAAGACTCTTCTGGCAAGTTTGTTGTTAAGTCTTCAGCAGGAGCTACCCTAGGGAGCTACAAGGACGAGGCCACTGCTAAAAAGATGGCAAAAGCCTTAGAGGCTGGTCTTGCTAACATGGTCGCTATGGCTTCTGTTGGTATTTCTGCACCTACTGCACAGGATTTGGAGAAACTTCGTAAAGAGGGTTTTAACGATAAAGATATTGCAGATGCGCTAAAAGTCCAACAGGTAAATAAAGAGATATCACAGATTACTCTTGCAAGAATGCTAGAGACTCAAGCAAAGAGCGCAGGGATATCCCCTCAGGACGTGTACAAAAACTTTGCAGGTGTTCTTGCAAACAGTGGTATCACAGAACAGAACCTGTCGGAACTTGCTGCAAAACAAAAGCCAGAGCGCCCCGAAACTTTTTGGGACAGGCAGGATGCTTTAAAAACAAAATCGACCCCAAGCACTTTGGTCACAAAACCTGCAACAACTACAGCTCCCGCTGCAAGCACTTCTTCTGGGTCGCTTATGGCTAAGCCTGTTTCGCAAACTATTACCCCTGCAAAACCTCTTCAAAACACTGTGATGGAGTCTGCCCCCTCTACGCAAACTTTTTCCTCCCCTACTCAAACTCAGGCCCTCTCTGCAGTGCCCGAACAAGTCACAGCAAAGACTAACTATGCAGGGACTACAGGCCTAGTTGACCCCACACTCACAGCACCCTCTCAGGGGATTACTTCTGGCGCTATTGAGAATGTGACTTACAAGAATGCACTAGGTCAGCAAGTTCTTGTGACTGAGGTGAGTGGACAGCCCACCACTTATGTTCCCCCGGGGTTCACTAAGGCTCAGTCTGCAGGCATGGCTGAGGGGGGTTCTGTCCCTAAAAAGACAAAAAAGCCCAACCTGAAAGAGTTCATGGATGCAACTGGGGTTGACTCAAAGACTGCAACCGAACTACTCTACGGTACTGTAGGTGCAAACTCCGATGTTAGAGACTGGAACGCCATTATGTCCAGTGGCAACCCTGTGGATGCTGCGCGCAAGGCTACTGGTGAAATGTATTCAGGCAACAGCCCTGCAACTGCAGGCATTACGGGAAACCCTAAGTACGCTACTGTTGGTGGTAATTTTGAGCAGGGCGGTGTTGTTAAGACCACGATTGACGGCAGAGAGACTTACGCCATTGTGTCTGCGGACGGACTTCTTCTCCGTGGTGCAGGGTCAAATCTTGAACGTGCTATGGAACAGGCTAAGAACTTTGGCCTTGATCGTCTGATTGGTGAGGGTTCGTATACCGCAGGCATAAAGCCTCAAACACAAGACCAACCCACTCAAACACAAGACCAACCCACACAGCCCCAACCTTCTCTGCCTAATCAAACCCAGTTGGATGCTTCCCCTGTACCTAAGACTCAGACTATTGGGGTTACTGCTCCTCAGTACAGTGGTGGGATGACTCAAGTAACTCCTACTAACCCTCAGGCAGGTACTTTCTCTACTCCTTTGCAGACTGGCAATCTCTCTGCAGTGCCGCAGCAGGTTACAGTAAAAACTAACTACGCAGGTACTCCGGGTTTGGTTGATCCTTCTATGACATCTGCCTCGCAAAATATTACTTCTGGCGCTATTGAGAATGTGGCCTACAAGAACAGCATTGGTCAACAGGTCTATGTCACTGAGGTGAATGGCCAACCCACTACCTATGTACCTCCGGGGTTCATCAAAGCTCAGTCTACAGGTATGGCTGAGGGTGGTGTGGTTGACCATACTCTCCAAGCAGAAGTGCAGATGGCCCGTCGCTTCCTGAACTATCAGGGGCCTGCTTCCCGTCGCGCTCTTGATGCCTTTACTGCATCCAATCCGGGTGCTGCTGCTCGTATGGGTAAATACCGTAAGGCTATGATGGCCAAGGGTGGTCTTGTTGGTATGGCTGAGGGTGGTTCTGTTAGTGGCTATGCTGCTGGTGGCTTCACCGTAAGAAGAGTTGGTGGCCGAGATGGAGCAGATTTTGAAGTAAGGGATTCCGCGAATAAGTATGTAGGCACTTTTGGTTCAGAAGAGGAGGCAAAGGCAGAAATTGCTAAACGTAATGCTGCTGCTGCCACAACTACATCTACCACTACCCCTACTACAGGTACTCCTACGACTCCTACTACAGGTACTCCTACGACTCCTACTACAGGTACTCCTACGACTCCTACTACAGGTACTCCTACTACTCCTACTACCCCTACTACAGGTACTCCTACGACTACTCCCAATCCTATGTCACAGATGTCGTCTAATCTGATCCAGCAGACGATGCAACCTGTGCAGGCTAATATCTCCTACCTCCAACCTCAGGCAGCAGACTTCATCCCAGTTGATGCAGGTCAGACTGTCCCTGTTGCACCTTTTGCTGAGGCTGCTACTGCCAAGGATGTACAGCAAGCAAATCTGCCTGTCGTTACCCCTGCGTCTTTGATTCAGGCTGCTAGTGCGGCAGACCAAGTTCAGGCTCAGACTGCAGCCACTCAGGCTCAACAAGGTCAAGTCTCTCAGCAGGCTCAGGTTCAGGCGGCACAACAGACTGGTGCTACTGCAGTATCTCAGCTTGAGGCTGCACAGGGTAATGCCTACTTGATGAACAACCCCCTCCAGAGGGAAATTCAGGCTGGGGAACTGATCTCGGGGTCTTCTGTTGATGCCGCAAAGGTGGAACAGCTTAATGCTAGTCTGCAGGCTGCTGAGGCTACTCCCTCGGAACAGGCTACAGTACAGGGCCAGATGGCCAACCTTATGTCTCAGTTTGAGGGTGGGAAGACACCTGCTTGGGCTGCTGGTGCTATGCGTAATGCTACTGCCATGCTGTCTGCAAGAGGTCTTGGTGCCTCCTCTATTGCTGGTCAGGCTGTCATTCAGGCTGCTATGGAGGCTGCTCTTCCTATTGCTCAGGTGGATGCTCAGACCCGTGCACAGTTTGAATCACAGAACTTGACAAATCGTCAACAGACTGCTATGTTCGCTGCACAACAGAGAGCACAGTTCCTGCAGATTGAGTTTGACCAAGACTTCCAAGCTCGGGTTCAAAACTCTGCACGTATCGGTGACATTGCCAACATGAACTTCACTGCGGAGCAGAACATCGCTCTGGAGAACAGTCGTGCTGTCAACACCGTAAACCTTCAGAATTTGACCAACCGTCAGGCTAAGGTGATGGCTGAGGCTGCTGCACTGGCTAACCTTGAAATCACTAACCTGAATAACCGTCAACAGGCTGCTGTACAGAACGCTCAGGCTTTCCTACAGATGGACATGACCAATGTGTCTAATGCCCAGCAGACGGAACTGTTCAAGGCTCAACAGAATATTCAAGCACTCTTTACAGATCAGGCTGCGGAGAATGCTGCACGTCAGTTCAATGCTGCAAGTAAGAACCAGACTGACCAGTTCTTTGCAAACCTCTCCACTCAGACCTCTCAGTTCAACGCCTCTCAGCAGAACGCAATGGATCAGTTTAACCTGAACAGTGTCAATGCTATGAGACAATTTAACTCGGAAATTCAGCAGCAGAGAGACCTATTCAATGCTCAGAATGGCCTCGTGATTGCTCAGTCAAATGCTCAGTGGAGACAGAATATAGCTACCCTGAATACTGCCGCACAGAACCAGTCCAACGCAGAGTTTGCTAAGACACTTAATGCCATGACTACCCTCAACCTTGACCAAGTCTGGCAGAGAGAGCGTGATGTTATGGCCTACACATTCACTGCTTTTGAGTCTGACAAGGATCGTGCACTGGAGCTTATGCTTGCAGACAAGAGAGAGGACTTGGCTAAGATGGCAGAGAAGAGTGCGGAAACTGCGGCTGCTGCAGAGTTCTTCTTAAAGCTGGCGTTTAGTTAAGGATAAGAAATGGATTACGCAAGAAGCTACATGAATACCGCTGGTCTGGCAGATCGTATCAGAGAATCAGCAACGAAAGGTGAGACTACCACTAAGGGTCTCGCGTCTCGTCAAACTGCCCGTCAACAAGGGGAAGAAGGCTTGGAGACTGTCCGTGCCAAGTACTTTAATGACATTCGTACCATGTTCTCTGAGACACTTCCTTCACAAGAACAGAGTACCTCAGAGATTGAGAACTATCTTGCTTTTAAAGGTGGCTCCCCTATGGCCAAGAGAAACCCTGATTATTGGGAGAATGAACCCCTACTTGCACCCATTACTGCTGCAGAAACTGACGAGAACGTGAGGGCTATCCTTGAGACTATCAAGGAAAAAGAGTCCAGTGGTAACTACAACGTACAGAACCCCACTCCGGGACAGACTGCTTCTGGAGCATACGGGTACACTGATGGTACGTGGCAGGCAATGACTAAAAAGTATGGGATTGGTACTGAGTACAAGTCTGCAAAAGAGGCTCCCCCGGAAGTTCAAGACATAGTGGCCGCAACTAACGTCAGAGAAATCTTGCTCGAAAACGATAATGATATTACCAAAGTCCCAGTTGTGTGGTATACTGGTAATGCTCAGGGTAAGATCAGCAAAAAAGCACTAGAAGTCAACAAAGGTCTCACCCCTGCAGAGTACCAGAATGACTGGATGAGAAGATATAACAAGATGCTTGGTGGATGATATGAGACAGTTTAGTGCACCCATTCCCGGTCAGTCCCTGACTGTTGAACCTAAGAACTTTCCTTGGGAAAGACCCCCAGAGATTGTTGATCCTGAAGAAGCAATCCAGATGCACATTACCCGCCTGTCTGATCCAGAGATGCTTGAGGCTGCTCTCAACCTTCTTGAGTTTGAAGAGTTGGATATCCAGACGGTGACCAAGGGTATCCTCCGTGGTGCTGTGGCCAAGGGTATTCATAGCATTGATGTAGGTTTGATTGTCGCACCCATTATCCACGAGTTTCTTAAGCAGGCTGCTAAGGCAGTGGGCATTGATGCTGAGGATGGCTTTGAGGACAAGGAAGCCAAGAAGCAAAGAGATGAGTACGTGGTCACTAGCCGTGCTAAGAAGATTTTGAAAGAGATGGGCGCTAGACCCAAAGAAGTGGCCAAGGAAGTTGAGATGGAGGAAGCTCCTGAGGAAGAGGCTCCTGTGCCATCTAAAGGTCTTATGTCTCGGGGGGATATGTAATGGGTTTTTGGCAAGGGTTGAACGCAGGCTTGACCTCTGTTCTTGAGGAAAAAGCACGTAAAGAAGAGCGTCAGCAAGAGATTGACCTTCGTGCGGCTGAACGTGCAGAAGATCGTAAAGAGCGTCGTGATGCACTTAATACGGAACTCTTCGAGAGATACCGAACCACCGTCCTAGAGGTTGCAGCTAAACGGGGTGAAGAGGGGAAAGAGCAGGATAAAAAAATTAGACTTGCTGGGTCACTAGGTCTCACAGAAATGACAGTGGATGCACTCTTGCGTTCAGGCCAGCTTGATCTGTTCCTTTCTGCCTATGAAAAGAACCAAAAAGTTGACCCTAGGTTTGTGACAGACCTCAATACTTTTATTGAAACCCAACTTAGAGATGCGTCACCAGAGACGATTGCTGGGGCCTTAGTTGCAGGTGTCTCTACAGACAGAGATGTTACAGATCGTGACGAGTCTCAGCTTGCCATTACAGAGGCCATCATCAGTGCATCTACTCCAGAAGAACTTGATGATCTCTATACGAAACTGCTTACGGCTGGTGAAACCTATACCCCACTGCCACGCTTTGAGGTAGACTTTGGCACTGTTGCTGGCCCCGAGGAAGCAGAGACCAAAGCCATGCGTAGGGAGATTGCAGAAGGTCTTAACACCTACTTCGCAAACTCTTTTACTGTGACAGACAGTGGGGACGTTGTTGTAAATCAGAATGCAGACTCCTCCGTGAAACAAGTCTTCAATGAAGCAGAGCGTAAGGCTAGGGAGTTGTCTTTTGGTCCTACGAGAGACTTCACCCCTACGGACGCAGCAAACTACGTGGTGACTCAACTGGAGACCGCCATTACAGGGACTCAAGGTCAAGCAAAACCAGTTGATCTTCTTACTAACTTCGACGAAATTCTGGCAAATCCCGGGGGTTTCGTAGAAGCCTATCAACCACCCCCTATTGTAGACACCCCTGAAGTTGTCACCCCAGAAGGAAATGTAGAGGCACTTGGGGATACTGGTTTTAACTATATCGTGGAATCGACCAATTAATGACAAATTACCTTGAAGAAGTTGACGGCAAGTACTTCACTGACCTTGTTAAGGATGAAGACTTCCAAAGGGACTTGGTGAGATTCTTTCGAGGGTCTCGCTACGGCATGTCTAATGAAGAGCTTAAAGAGATTGGTCCTGATGGTCTCGCAGAGAAGTTCGTAGAGCACATGCGTTGGCAAGACACCAATGAGGTCACTGCCCTACGAGACTACAACTACGTGATGAACAAAGAGACCCTTCCTCAGGAAGAACTAGAGTCCTTTGGTAAGCTCATGACTGCGTATGACCGGGCTGAGGGTGGTGGTACTGGGATGCTTTCTGGTGCCGCTGACTACCTCTCTGCCTTTGCTACCTCACCCTCTACGATTGCAACTGTTGGAACTGCAGGCTGGGGCAGTGGGTCTAAACTTGCGGCCAAGGCAACTGGTAAGGCTGCTCAACTTGCTCTTCGTCAGGAAATTAGTGATCTTGTAAAGAAGGGTGTGTCCAAGACAGCAATCAAAGACGCCATTGCAGGCACTGTTGGGAAGCAGGCTCTAAAGGGTGGGGCTACTTCTTTTGTTGTTGAGGGCGCTCTTGGTGCAGGTCAGGCCGCTCTACAGGGAGAGACTCGTGAAGAGGCTGCTGGTACTGAGTACACTTCCACTGACCTCCTGCGGGATGGTATCCTTGCGGGGACCATTGGTGGTACTCTGGGGTCTGCTGCAAGAGCTATGGACACCAAGTCTCAGAGAGCAGTTGTTGATAGTCTTGTCGTCAGGGACTCGGTAAATACAGCACGACAGCAAACGGCAAATAAAGCAGCCAATGATACTTTTGCTGCAGCCGACTCGGAGACTATTTCCGCTGCCGCAGACCGTGCAGTTACCATTGCCAACACTCTTAAGGCAAAGATGGAGAAGACCCAACTGGACCCCCTTGACCCCAAGCTGGTTGAGGAAGGTAACAAACTCAAGACAGAAGTCCTTATCGGCAAGGTTGATCGTAGCGTCACAGCAAACCTAAGCATTGATACTCTTCGTGGTATTACTGCAGCCACTGTGAAGATTGCTGACACCCTTAATGTGAAGCCTAATGAGCGTATCTCGTCTGCTGTTGCTCGTGCCTTGGAAGAGGGTAAGGTTGATGGGCAGTTCCTTGAAGATATCAGGGAGACCTATAACCTTTCTAAAGAGCAACTGTCCTACGTGTTTCTTGCAGACTTGTCTCAGGCAGGTAAGACCCTTGCAGAAGCGAGTTACATTGCCAGCAAGACTGGTCGTAAGGCAGCTAAAGAGGCTGCAGAGGCTGGTGTCTCTCGTGTCTCTGCTGATCTTGAAGCACTGGCAGGTCGTGGCCTTAATACCCTTGCGGACTCTGAGGTAGTGAGCACTACGGCAAAGGTTTACAAGGAGAAAGACACTGCGATCTCCAAAGCCTACAAGCTTGCACAAGACCTTGACGCTACCCGTATTGCCTTCATGACCTCTCAGGTTGGTACGACAGCAGCCAACACTGCTACCTCGGTCGGTAACCTTCTTATTGATATGTCTGACCAGTTCTGGAAGAACACCATTAACACTGCTTTTGGTCGTCAAGTAGGAGACAAGGTAGAGCGGCGTTGGGTTGGAGGTACTCTTTCTACAATTAAAGGTATGTCTTGGAACAAAACTGAAGCAAGTCTCTTCCGTGAAGTCTTCCTTGAGGAGATGCCTGAGGAGTACTCTCGATTGTTCTACGAGGCTACTCGTGCAGAAGTGGCTGCAGAAAGCTCTACCTTCCTCGCTAAGGCTGGGAGAAGTGTGAACATTCTTAACTCTGCTGTGGACTCCACTTTCAAACAGGCAGTACTCTACTCCTCTGTGGACCGCAGTCTGAGAGAGCTTAATAGGGCTGATCTCGGCACCAACCTTGGGGAGTTCTTGGCGAAGAATAAAACTCTGGACTCTTTGCCAGAGGACTTCATTACGAGAGCCGTAGACGATGCAAAGAGATTTACCTTCCAGCGTTCTTACTCTCGTGATAAGTCTGCTTTTGGACAGGCTGCACAGGGCTTGATTACTGCACACCAGAAGATGCCTTTTGTTGTGTCTTCAGGTCTTGGTATGCCGTTCCCCCGTTACATTGCGAACCACCTAGAACACATCAACGACTACACCCCTGTTGGTATCGCCACTGGCGGTCTGAACAAGCTTGACGGAGTTCTCTTCGGGGACACGAACAAGACTGGTGTAGACCGTGTTTCTAGACAGCTTACAGGTGCATCCTTGATCGTGTTGGGGGCCTATACTGCCGCTCAAAAAGAGGGTGAAGTAGACTATAAGACCATTGAGACAGAGACGGGCAATCTTGATATCTCTCGTACCGCTGGTCCTTGGTTGTTCAACTTCTATCTTGGTGACCTCTACTACCGCTGGAAAAATGACCTTCCCACAGGCGATGTCCTTACAACAATGGCAGAGATTTCTGTGGGTACGACTGAACTGGGTTTCCAAGCACCTCTGGTAAAAGAGATTGTGGATAGTGCAAATGAAGGTGTAATGACCCAAGGTTTGGCTAGGTCTCTAGGGGACATTGGGGCCACCTTTACCTACCCCCTCACCCTGACGAGAGACTTCATTGGACAGGTCAATCCTGAAATGCTCACTACTCCCTACACTAGAGAAGTCTTTGGCGGTAGCCTTGAGGAGCCTGAGACTTATGGGGAAGGTAATTATCTGGATGAGGTTATTCGTAGGGCCACACGTTTCCTGCCCGAAGTAGACTTTGTGCAATATGCTCAGAGCTACAACAAAAAGACAGCAATTCCTTACTACAGCCCCTTTAGTGCAACACCTGTAGGCTCTTTTGACCCTCTGTCGAAACAGTTTGGTTTTGCTGCTTCACAGAGACCTAACGAAATCCAGAAGGAAATCTCTAGGCTGAACCTCAAAGAGTTTGAACTCTATGGCAACAAGACTGTAGCTAACCCTGCAGTGGATGTGCTTGTAAGAGAGAGACTTGGAAAGAGCCTGCCTCAGAAGTTCGAAGCGTGGAAGTCTCAGGTAACTCATGGTGGTAGGTTTGCAGGTAAAACTTACGACGAGATTGAGGACACGGGGGATCGCACTAACTTGTTCATGCAGTTTATTGGGGAAGAGATCGCAAGGGAAAAAGAGTTTGTGGAGGAGGGTTATAACAACTTCCTTACAAGCAATCCGAAAGCTGCTGCAGGTTACATTAGAAACATGTATGTGCTGGAAGAAAAGAAGCTGATCTCCGATACCAAGAACAAAGAAATCTACGACACAGCGGTGAAGACATTCACTAATGGCAAGTTTGGCAGTGCTGCTGACTACATTGGAGACTCTGCATCTGTTGTTGAAGAGGTAGAAAGACGACAGGCGATTATGTCGTGGGGTAAACAGCTTGATGAAGGCTTTGTCCCTCTCCCAGAAAATAGATTTGACTGATACAAAAAGAGAGGGGGCCGCGAGGCCCCCTTTTAGTTTAGTCTTCAAGCATAAAGTCTGCCCACTCTTCTGCTTCCCTTTTAATCTCTTCCCGTCGTACAGGACCAGAAGTACGAGACAGTAGGGCGTTCATAGCCATTCCCATCAAGTAGATTTTGGAAGTCATTGGCTTGGGAGGGACACTATGCCTCTTCTTTGCTCGAAACTCTTTGGCTTCTTCTTCGATCTTCATTGTCTCTAACCCGGCTAAGGTTGGCTGCATAGGCTTTATTAAATCCAAACTCCCAGTCTCGGTACTTGGGGGTGTCTTTATTGTACGGGTTTGTGGTATTCCCTTGGGCAAAATCTTTGTATCCTTGTTCAAATGCGTTTATCATCAATCACTCTCCATGTACCAGATCATAGCAACTACGGCAGCGATAACAATTAAGGCTTCTATCATGTTTTTTCTCCCCACTGGTAACACTTGTAAAGCACCCCATGCTCTGGCAGTCCCCCGGTCTTAACCTTAGCCTGATTCTCTTCAATCATTCGTGCCGCATTATCCTCACACTGAGCAATATCAGTGAAGACATCAGGTGGAGAGATTGTCCTGCATTCGTCTAAGGTACAGATTAGGAAGATGAGGGAGATCATGGTTCCTGTAACTCCTGTCTGAGCCTACTCAAGTACCAGTCGGCCTTGTTCAAGTCTTCCATCTGCTTACCCTTGTAGCGCCAACGGTGAGAGTACTTCTTGAAGTTGCCCTCAAGGTATCCAAGGAAGGCTTCTTTGGGCATATTGTCTTTCAGGTAGTCGATACACTCAATCTGCCCGAAAGCATAGTGTGCAGGACTATTCACCATGTCTACCGTAGTCGTCATAGCTTCTCTTCCTCGAATGCCACGATCCACTGCTTACAGATGTCACTGCGAACAATGTCATCCACTCCGAACTCAATCACTGGTACAGGCAGTTGATGCTTCTTAGCCAGATGAATGATCTTTGATAGACCAGACTGTCCAGTAATATCAGACTGCTTTACGTCACCGTTGATTACAACTGTACAGTCTTTCCCGATTCGTGTCAAGAACATTTTAATTTCAGGGATAGTGCAGTTCTGAGCCTCGTCCAAGATGATGAATGCGTTCTTGAAGGAGCGTCCCCGCATAGTACTCAGGGGTGCCATTTCGATGTTGCCATTCTTGATCGCAGTCTCCACTACACCCTTGCCCAGTTGTTCATTCAGAACGTCAAGAACAGGTGCAGCCCACGGAGCAAACTTTTCTTCCAGAGTGCCGGGGAAGTAGCCAAGGTCTTTGCCAACAGAGACGTTAGGACGTGTGAGGACGATCTTACTCACCTCATTGACAGCGTACATGTTGGCCGCATAGGTGGCAGCAATGAAGGTCTTGCCTGTACCAGAGTAGCCACACACGATAACCTGATTAGAGCTATTGAGTGCCTTGAGATAGCTGGCCTGATTGTCGTTCAGGGGTGTGAGCTTTACCTGTCTGGCATTACCCTCTTCCACTGACTTTTTGTAACGAGAAACACGCTTGCCCTTAGGCTTCTCAAGAATCGTCACGATCAACCTCCACTTTCAAGATACCTTGGTCACCGAGGTCAAGCAGCATCTGCACCACTACCTCTTCGATCTCATTCACGTCCTGTTTGATTCTCCACGCAAGATATACGTTGACTGCTAGACCAACTAGGATGGCCGCTTCAACTAGGGCAGATGTTTCAATTACCATTTTATTGTTCCTGAGGAGTTGTTGAGAGCAGTTTAACACCATGCTCAGGGTGTGGCAAGAGCCTTACGTCAGGTCTACAATCTCACACACGCCAGAGCTACAGGCAAACGTCTGAGCACTCTTCGTCATGTCTTCCTTCTCGTAGTCACTGAGCTTAGTCCAGTCAATACGTGCAGGCATCAGAGCAAGAGCGTCAAGGTACTCACGTTCACTGCAGTCCTGATAGGGTGCCTGTTGGTAGGTGTGGTCAGAGTGCGGCAAGAAAGACACACCAGAGACTTCATCGAAGTACTTATAGACCCAAGCACCAACCTCCATCCATTCGTGATCCCGTACGGTAACAGTCACAGATGGTTTATGCTCACACCAGTGGCGCTGATAGACCAACCACAACTCCAACTGTTCGATAGCAGTCATGTCGTTACGGGTGATAGCCCCTTGGGGAGACTTCTGTGGAAAGCTAAAGACAGTAGTGCTATCAGGCTTCATCACATCAGGCTCACTCGGGATACCCTGATCCTTCATAAACTGCGTCAGAGGGTCTTTGTTGTCGCCGCGAACAGTCCGAATATAATAGGCTGAGTGACGAGCGTGAATACCACTGGCACTATCAACCAACTGGGAAACAGTACCCGAGGGTTTGACGCATGTAATAGCAGCACTAGCAGGAATACCAAGGCGTTCAGCCCACTCAGCATTAGTAGCAACAGCAACATCTTTGAGCCTCTTGAGGGTTTTGTCGAGACCAGCATTGGTAGGGCCGAGGAGTTTGCTATCCATGATCCCAGTCAGCGACACACCCAAGAGACGCTCTTCCTCAGTGTTCTTCTGCCAAATCTTACGCAGATACGGGAAGTGCGTGTATGTGCTTTGGATGGTGCCAAGGATCGTAGCCAGAGTTACTTTCCGCTCCAAGTCCTCAAGTGAATCCGTAGCTCTGACCACGACTTCCGTGAGATTGCAGAACTGATACGGGCGAAGAATGATTTCACTGCACGGGTTAGTACCAAAGTCATAGTCTGCATTGCGTCGTCCACTTTTGTTAGCTTGCTTCTTGCTGGCTGGACGCGAGAAGATACCACGTTCACCAGACTTGGATTCGACAAGAGAGAGCCACTCACGCATGAAGGTTTCCATGTCGGGCTTCTCAGTGTATGCCACCGAGTTGTTAGCCAGAGCACGTTGCCCTTGGTTCTCCCACCAGTTACCCGACTTAGCATGACGCATACGGTCGTCCGACAGGTTCGACAAAGAGATCATGGCAGAGCGGCGTACACCACCCACAACGACAACTTCACCAATCTTACAC